GCATCCAAGCGCCTTATGGCATGGTGGGCGTCACTGTAAGCGAGTTTCAAACCAAAGCTGATAAATGGATTAGGCACATCAAGTCTAAGCAAAAGCCCGTTAAATGATATGTTATAATGTAACCACTATTAATAGTAAATTTTAGAGGTTTATTATGGCTAAGACTGGCTCAGTCGGCACTATTTTCAGCTATTCGGCGGCGCTACCTGCGACCAATGATGCTGCTGGTTACGGTGCTTTAACGTTTACCGAGGTTGGCGAAGTAACCAATCTTGGTGAGTTCGATAAAATTTGGACAATGGCGACAGCTGTTGCTCTGAAAACCGGCAAAACAGACAAGCGAAAAGCAACGTATGACAACGGTTCTTTGCCGTTGCAGTTAATGCTTGATCCTAGCGACGCAGGCCAGATTCTTATGGCAGCGGCTGCTGATAGCGCAACTCAGGTAGGTTCAATTCAGGTTACGTTGCCAGACGGTACTATCAAATACTCTCAGGGTATTGTTCTGTCATTCACAACCAACGTCGCCGACGCAAGCGCTTTCTTGATGGCTAACTCTCAGGTTGAGCTAACAGAAGACATTGTTACAGTGTAATTCTCCTGCACCACCTTGCCCTACTTCGGTGGGGCTTTTTTGTTTGTGATACAATGCGGATTCATTTGTAGGAGAATAGAAAATGCAACCGTTATTCGAGTTAAATTACACAAAATTGGCCGAAACGCCTTTTGAAGTTGTGCTTGAACATCCAGAAACTGGCGAGAAGCTAGAAGATAAAAAAACCGGCGAGAAGATGTTCTTTCTAGTGTACGGCATGGACTCAGAAGTCTATCAGAATGCAAAAAAACGAGAGCTGTTTACTAAGCTGGCGAAAGAACAAGACAAGGGCGAGGGCAAACGTACTGTCGAAGAAATGCTAGCGAACTTCGAGTCTAACGAGGAGATGACGCTAGAGACGATTGCATCTTGCACGGCTGGCGGTAAATTGCTTGGCGTTGATCCAGAAAAGCCCACAGAGTGGGTAGATGTAACCAAAGAAAACGCGCTTGATATGCTTAAGCTGATTAAATGGATTCCAATCCAAGTCAACAAGGCTATACTTGATCGATCTAACATTGTAGCAAAACATAAAAAAAAATAGACATAGTTGAAGCCGGTCTTCGAGTTGATCGGCTTTACTCTTCACTTGCAGTCGATCAAGACGAGCGGAAAAAACTCATCACGTATACAAAGCAGCGCGCTTACTACGATTCATTCAAGCCTAAGCCGCAAAAGCCACACCCTGATTACAAGCCAGAAAGTCGTGGCTCCGATGGCGAAGATATGCCAGATGGTGGTCAGTATCTGTATCTATTCGAGCTAATCAATTACAACGTCGGCATGTGCAAAGTCGGCGCCAATGGCTTAGAGTCAATCGGATGGCCTGATCTGGAATCATGGAGCAATGTGAGCGGCTATGATTTGCAGCCTTTTGAAGCTAAGTTAATGATAGACATCAGCAATGCATACGTCAATAAATTCCGAAACTCTAACTTCTCAAAAGACGCATTTCCAGAGTTCATCGACATAGAAAAAGCGCGCGCTAGAACGAACGCTAAGGTAAAATCTATCCTACGCTAGCATGTTATAATGTAGCATAAATCAAGCGAGCGAGCGTCATGCAAGATATAGCATCTATCGGTTTTTCAGTCGACACATCTCAGTTAAAAAAGGGTCAGGTTGAGCTTGATAAGCTGGCTAAGTCTGGCTCGAAAACCGAGGGCGCTGTAGATAAGTTCGGCAACTCGCTATCTAAAGCTGATGTCGCAATGGGTCGCTTTATTGACTCTAGCGGCAGAATGCGCGAGGCTAACGGCAGATTTGTTGCTGGCATGGGTCAAGCCGAAGACTCTACGAAAAAAACAACCGCATCGCTAATCAACATGGCAACGGTTATTACTGCGCTCGCTAGCAGTATGGCTGTGTCTCAAATAGTTCAATACTCTGATGCTTGGACAGGTGCGCAAAACCAACTGCGCATGGTTACCGACTCTACAGAAGAGCTGACGGGCGTTACAGAAGAGTTAATGAAGGTTGCAAACGGTACTCGCTCATCGTTTGAAGCTACTTCTACGCTGTACTCGCGTCTTGCACGCTCAACTACTGAGCTAAACTTAAGCCAGTCTGATTTGCTTGGACTTGTGACGACTATAAACCAGTCATTTGCTACAAGCGGGGCTACGGTTGCTGAGGCATCTGCTGCTATTACTCAGCTTTCGCAGGGTTTAGCGGCTGGCACATTACGAGGCGATGAGTTCAACAGCGTGTCTGAGGCTGCTCCGGGCATAATGCGCGCCATTGCTGACTCACTTAGAATGACAATAGGTGAGCTGAGGGCGTTTGCTGCTGAGGGCGGTATTACTGCTGAGATAGTTGTTAATGCGCTTAAGGGTGCTGCCGGATCAATAGAGAACGACTTTGGAAAGTCTATTGCAACATTTAGTCAAAACACTATTGTTGCCAAAAACAACTTATTACAGTTTGTGGGCTCTAGCGAAACAGTTGCGTCTGTCGTTACAGCAACTGGCGATATTATTGTAGGATTCTCTGAAAACCTAGACACTGCTGCGAACGTGGCGCTAGCCGCTGGTGCCGGTATCGCTGCTTACACAGTAGCAACAAAAGGCGCTACCGCTGCGACCGCTGCTCTTAACGTGGTTATGTCAATCAATCCATTGGTAGCGCTTGCAAGAGTTGCCGGTATTGCTGCTGTGGCATTAGGTACGTATGCCGCTGCGTCTTATGACGCTGAAGGCGCTTCTCGTAATCTTAAGCGAGAGGTTAAGGCGCTATCAGGCGCTTATGAGGGCTTAACTGAAACCCAGCTTGCCAATGAAATGGCTCGATTGGCTGTTGAGCTTCAAAAAGTTGCGATTGAGAACAAATCCGTAGCAGATCAAACAAAAGCAGCGAACGACCAATTTGCCAACTCTGTTGGATTGCTCGGCGGCGTTGGAATTCAAACAACCAAAACCGCTACTGCTACTGCCGGATTGTCTGAAAAAGAGCTTGCACTAAAAGCCGCGCTTCATGCTGTCGGTAAACAGTACGAGTTGCTAAAGAAAGCAAAGAAAGAAGATGAAGTCGTAACGACAACATCAGGCAAGAAAACAGACGATCTAACTAAATCAGCAAAAGCGTATCTCGAATCTCTGAAAGATGAAGTGGCGATGTTCGGCAAGTCATCGGCTGAGATTAAACAATACAACGCGCTTAAAGTTGCAGCAACCGTTGCAGGCACTGAGCTAGCTACTGCTATCGAGGCAGAGGCCGAAGAACTCGCACGACTAACAGAAGAACAAGAAGCAGCTAAGATCGCTACCGAAGAGTTTCAGAAAGCACAGGCCGAAGCTGCTAAAGAATCTGAGCGACTAGAGCGAGAATACGAGCGAACCTTTGAATCAATCAGTGACAATATAACCGACGTGATAATGGACTTTGAGAATCTTGGCAGCGTTGCTACTAGCATTGCCAAGCAGATAGCTAGGTCGTTTCTTCAAAACCAGATAGTTAACCCTATTCTCGGTGGTCTGGGCTTTCCCGGTGCGCCTAGTGCATCATCGTCAGGCATGAACTTACTTAGTAGCGGATCTTCATTGCTTGACATTGGTAGCATGTTTGGCACAGCTGCACAAGGTCTTAGCTACTTCACTGCTGGCGGTGCATCTGCTCAACAGGCTGCAATGCTGGCAGCCCAAACAGGCGGCGATGCTGCGTTTGGCGCTATGACAATGGAGTCACTAGGTGCGTCTGGTGCTGGCGCAGGAGCTGGCGGATTTGCTGCGGCTATACCCGCTGCGGGACTTGCTGCTATTGCTGCGTTGATAATAACCGACATATTTGAAGGTTCGCCGCCTAAGCTCACGTTTGGGCAGGGAGCTACCGGCCAGGAGTCCGTTGCGTTCGATGTTACCCAATCAGATAAAGGATGGGGCGTCGCTGGCGACATGGCGACGGGCGAGGATGTAACTAGATCGTTCAATGAGTCATTCGGCGCGTACATAGAAACAGCGTTCGGGCGATTCGGTACACTAGACAACTCGTTCAGCAAAAAAGTAGATGAGCAGGCGCTTGACGCTATGTTTAAAATCGTCACTGCGCTGGATGAGAGTTTTGCTAGTGCCATCGGCGATGTTTCAGGAATCAACCTTACGTCTCGATTCTTGCCAGAGGGTTCGTATGCTGGCCGAGTTGATGGACGCAACGAAGGCGAAACACCAGAAGAACAGCTAATAAACCGTTACAGCCAGATCATCGAGCAAGCTCTGCCTGAAGCGTTCAAGCAGCAGCTAATGAAGCCAGACATGACGCTGGACTCTATCGCTGTTGGTATTACTGCGCTGGATCAGGCATCGACATTCTTCGGTGAATCACTGGCTGAATTAGAGCAATCGTTCAAGGATGGTGCGCTCGAAGGCGAGACGTTCGAGGTGGCTTTCGGTCGCGCTATTCAGCAAGCAACGGCGGACATGCATGACTTTATCGCGTCGATTAACGGCACGTTTAGCGCTATCGCTGGATTGTCGAGCTTTGCTACGTCTGTTCGTGAAGACATGATGACAGATGACGAGCTTTATAAGAAGTTAAAAGACACGGCAGACGAGTTGGGCGCGTCAATACTCTCGCTTACTGATCCCGACGAGATAACAAAGGCAGTCAATGAATACACTGCGCTATCTAGTCGCGCATGGGGATTACTTGATGAGTCGCAGCGTGCGGCAATGGGCGAAGAGTTCGCGTCTGCACTTGACTCAGTAATAGCTGATGCTAACAGCAAAACTCAGGAATTGATTGAGCAAGAGACACAGAATTTAAGCAGCGCTGACGCGTTCTCTGCTAGTGCTGAAGCTATGGCGCAAAACGCTGATAAGTTCACTAGCGCTGTTGATCTGTTTGTTCAAGCGGTACAAGATATGGCGCAAAGCCAAGGCGTGCAAGGATTCGAGGTGACAGCATGAGCTTAGATTTAGGCGCAGCGGCAACGGCTGAGCTTAGTAAAACAGTCACGTATCCTATATATTTGATACAGTGCGGATTTGGGCCGCAAGAGTTCAACTCAACCGGCGCAGACATTTCGACACTTGGACAGAGTTGGATAGGAGGAGGTCTTGACTTTTCAGGATCAACCGACAGTCAGGCTGTTAATGTTATCATTGACAACTCAGATTTTAGCTTGTCGCAGTCAGTTATTGACGGCGATCCTCGCGGGGCTTCCGTAGATATTTGGTATTGTGTTATATCGCCTCAGCGTTATCTCGATTATGCGGTTTACGAGAGCGGTATTTACGAATCAGGTATTTACACGCTTGAGTCAACAATTCCGCTTGAGGTGATCAAGACGGTTAAGCTTTTCAGCGGCGAGATAATTAGCGCCGCTAATGCTCAACATTCTGAGATAACTTTAACAGCGCAACGCCGAAGAATACAATCTAAAATCAGCCCAAGCGTCAAAATGGCACCGCCAGTATTCAACCACCTTCCTGCGGCCGGCACTGTGGTAGAATTAGGCAACGAAACATTGGTGATAGAGTAAAATGGCAACACTACCAACGCAATATACACAAGGCGAAGGCTCGTCATCATCTCCGTTGAATGCGGGTGGGCGAGAGACCACGTATGCAATGAGCGGTAAGCCTAGAATCGCTATCACGTACCCAGATCAGCGTTATATGTTTACGCTAGAGTTTCCGCTACTTAGTGCTGACTCGAAAAACGCGCTTGACGTGTTCTATCGAAACAATCAGTCTAACGACATTGAGTTTAATTATGTCAAAGATGGATTCGATTATGTAGGGCAGTTTGTCGACTTGCCGCATTATGAGCGCGCTGGGCCTGATACGTTCAACGTAACCTATAATCTGACTGCTAAGCGAGTTATCTAATGGCGTTGAAATTACCGGCTTGGGTTAGCAGAATACAGAACGGAGGCAACAAGCTTCCGGCGTCTAAGATTAATAAGAAAAAAACAAGCAAAAAGTCGAGAATACAAGGGCAAAACGTATACATTCCAATAGGTTACGGAAGGTTTAGGAGTGTTCGCCAAGATTGGGGGGTTACTGCTTTTAATAACGGCACTCATGACATATACGCAATAGTCTGGGGGTATGGAGAGTACGAGGAAATCGAGGCGATATACATTAATGATGTTATTTCAACATCATATGCCGGTGTAACAGTAACTAATTATTTGGGCACCGACTCGCAAACAGCTGACGCTACGCTATCAGCTAATATAGCTGGATATAATGATGATTTGCCTAATATTGTCTACTCAGTAATCAGCATACCAAATGGACAAGTGCAAGGCGTGGCGAGACTTGCAGCTACAATAAAAGGCCGCAAGGTTTACGATCCTCGCACTGACACTACTGCGTATAGCGACAATAGCGCGCTGTGCTTGGCC